TTCGGAGGCGTCCAATTAAGGACTATTACGCGGTGTTCAAGTATCATCATCGGTTAAAATGGTGATTCTTGTTGCCCTCTCTGACCTGACGACAGAATGTCTTCAGGATTTAACCTACGTGAGTAGGCACCCTCTTCCGAGCGATCCTAAGTCGGAATCGCATAGAAGACTCCTGCAGATGCTTCAACGGTCTCCCAAGAAGGGGAACGTGGAAGAACTTCAAGAGTGCCGGCCATCCATCGAGGTTATCTTTCTTCTTCACAGAAGTAAGGACTCGAGCCTTAAGTGTAAGGCACTGGAGCTTTGAATCCCAAGAATTGGCATCCATCGCATCAGTTCGGCTGTGCCAGCCTAACGCACTACTATTGCGAGATACAAGAGGAAGGCTAAATCCTAGTCTGCCCTCGACTTCCCTCGCGATTGTATCGCTAGCCTTGTAGAGTCCTTTTAACCATAACTGGTTTGAGAACGACACAAGACCTGCTATTGCGCTAGGATCTATGGAAGAATCGTCTGGACGTTGCCGGCAGTAAATCGGGGTTATATCAATACCACGATAAGCGTCGACACCGCAGCTTTCCTTAAAGTATCCGTCAAGGAAGCTCTTCTTTTGGTTGACCGTTAGGCCCGCCTTCTGAAGCCAGTCCACTACCTTGTGTACATGTTTCGTCGAGACGATGATGTCATCGCCATAGACGCGAACATGTCTAGAAGCACGCTTCACTCTCCCGTGCGTTGGCTTTCGAAGGCCATCGTCGACAATCGCAGTAATCGCCAGTAAGGCGAAAACAATCGATTGCACGGGAAAAGTCGTAGCGTTTCCCATACCAGCGTATTTACGCATTTCGAGTGTGTATTTATCACACTCTACATGCGTGGATCTACAGTTCATCATCTGCCCAAAGAACTCAGGCAAATGATCGAACGTTCGGCTCACCATCTTAGTTGATAGTAAGTCGGACGCCGATTTTAGATCGATTGTAGACCAACGTCGGTTAAGGGAGCCGATCAAGGCGAGTTTTTGATTCTCGCCCTGATTGGACAATGCAAGACAACCGGAAAGAATACTGCACTTCGAAATTGACTCTCGAAGTTCAATATTGAGTCCTTGCTGGATAAATTGATTCAGCAATGGCTCGATGGTTATCGTCCGCCGCGATGTAGAATCTTTCGCGACGGATATAAGTCTTGCAATGCTTCTAGAGGCCGCTGTATACTGAGTACCGTACTTTACAATACGGTCAGTGAGTGTATCAGAAGAGTCTACGTGCATCCCTACCGCCCGTGATAAGTGGGCATCGGGAGTAATTGCAAATAGATCATACTGGTAACGCTCCGTGTCAAAGGCATCCGTGAGGATCCCCTCATACACACCCTTCCACTTCTGGTTGGGACTGTAACTCTCAGCAACAGCACCTGGGCCGTGTTTGAATTCAGGATCGAAACTATCTCTGTGAAGAGAATGTTTCGTTACCCTTAAAGCGGGTAACACCTGAGAACAAACAAGGCGGTATAGATAATCATCTCGGTCAGACAAATCAGTCTTTCCTATTTGATCATCACACCGCGAAAATCCGTCCAAGGCTGACGAGTGCAACTTATCATTGTCCTCGTCATCCAAACGGACTTTCTTAAAGAGCTTACACACCTGTATCAAGTTTTGTATGCATGATACACTTGCCTGCTCTTTAACTCGCCCAGACATGGGATCAAACACTTCTGATAGCAAACCCGAGAATAATCTCGGGAGCGCTTGACCTTTGGGTTTTCTAAATCCAAAGGGACAGCAGAACTGTTCAGAGGATATACCATTTACAATGGCGTCTCCAAGAACAGGGAGAGTCACGGTTAGGAACCCGTAACCCTCGTGTTTGAACCTTCTCTCGATCGTACGGATATCACGATCGAGGCCTTTCACACTCGGCTCTAGCCTGCTAAAATCAAGAAGCAGGCTCCGAAGGAGCACTGTTGGACTTTTCATCGGATCCTCCATGAGGTGTCTGACTCCAAGTACCAGCAGACGACCGCCCTACAGAAATTGCAGGGTCAACCACGGTACCGTTAACGGTACCTTGGACGCCTTTGGTTGCGCAAGATGCCATCGCGAGTCCGAATAAGACAAGTGATAACATCAAGCACAATCGAAGCATCCAACCGACTTTCAAGTACCAATAGTAGTTGTCCATGGGCGGAATGCCTTATGGATTACGACTGGAACTGGATAAGTCGTGCGGTCGTAACCTCACTATCATCCCGGTAATCCGACAAAGCCTTTGCCAGTGCTACAATCGCAGCATCGGTAAAGCCAAATGAAGGACGGTTGATAGTGAATGAACAAGAAGCAACTTGCGACTTGGTCAAACCGCTATACGGATCGACAGCATTGACACTCTGTACAATTTGTACATAGTGCCGGGATCCTTTTCCCGTTTTCGAATGCTGAGTGATAACGGTATAACCGTTACCACCCGTGTCGATTCGTTCTGAACCGTATCCATCTCGTCTTGTCACTGACAAAACAAGAGAGGGAGTCGGGGAAGCAGCAGCGATGGTTACAGGGTCGGCTAGCATAGTACGTCTCCTAGTGAAAATATATTGGGTCGTAGGTAGAATTACCCACGACTAAACTTGGTACGCTGAGAGATCAGAGCACCAAGGATAGAGTTCTGGTGTGCCGTCAATGATGACGGATCCGAGAACGTTTTCACATCGAAAATAGCAGCGACATTTTTGCGTAATTGCAAGTCAAGGTGTAAAACGGAAGCGTGTTTGTCAGACTGTTTGGTCTGAACATTCCCGCCCACGTTGTTCACCGTGATACTGTCGTTGTTATACTTACTCGTAGTGATATTCGTCGTGAGATCAATGGAAGACTTACCAGTGATCAAACCCCAATTGATTAGCGACCTGTCCCGGTTAATCTCGTCAATAATGTCGACGTAATTACCCAGGCCAGTGAACCAATCAAAGAGCCAGGTCCACGGAACTAAATTATATATATCCGTGAGCCTTGGACGAATGCCAATCTTCTCTAGGTACAGATCGTCCCTAAAGAATACTTGGTTAATCTCTGGAAATGCATAGGTAGTGTTAATCACCATATCCAACGTAATTTTACGCTGGAGATTAGTGTCAATACTCTCTACGTTCTCTCCAAAGATGTCATACGAGAAGTCAGGAACGTCATTGCGCCCTTCGACGAAAGATCGCCTTGAGCGATAAGTTGTTGCTTGGCCATTCCTTCGAATCAGAAAGTCAATTTGCTTCTGAATCTTGGATGGCTTAAACAACAAATCGTGAGTGTCTTTTACGAGTTGCTTCCATCCGAACTGGTACGACAAGTACTCGTTCGAGATGGTTTTGATCAACTTAGGGGATAAGATCTGTCCCTGTCGTATGATCTCAGTGATCCTAGGATCAAGCAGCCTCTCGAGTTCCGATAGATGCTTCACAGTGTCCCTCATAGAGAGGACACTACGAGGTAAATCTCGTAACTCGACCGCATTCCGAAATATTGAAGTGTTCCGAAAACTAGGGTTTAACCCCTTGTACATCGGCAATGCCTCCTTTTGCATTCTTGCTAAGAGGGCATTGGCTTCAGCATCCCGGACTGACACGTAATAGTCACTACGATACGTAGCGGCAGTGGGGAAGATTTGATCTTCGTTAGTCTTCAGTAGTTGGTAATAATCAGGATAATCCTGACCATCACCAATAGTATAATACTGAGTGACATTCTCGTGAGAGAATCTAGACCTCTGAGGTGAATGAATGGATGGTTTTGAAAATTCAAACTCACCCATACTGTAGCCCAAAGGTCTAGTACGAAAAGTTGTATCTTTCGATATTCGTGGCAACTTAGCTTGGGAGGATTTAGTCTCCGACCAGTAGTCCACGTATGGTGAATTGTCCACAATTGGCCCGTAACGTCCTGGGTGGTTCTCATAGTTTTTGATAGCCCCCCGTCCGCGTGCGGTGTACTTATGAGTGGCCTTCCGTCCAGTATCTAAGACGGATTGCCCTGTGTAAGTACGTGTACGATTCACCGGACTTATCTTTCCAGTAGCTGTCTTGAAGTTACTCAGTGGGTCAATCGCAAACGCGAAAGACTTTATGAGACTCCAAGGCATCAACTTGTAAAGAAAGCCCTCGATCCCAGCCGCTTCTTTAGAACGTTTAGCTATGCGATACTCATAAAAATAATGAGGATCATAACTATCGGGGAGGTCGCGGGTGAAAACCCGCTCTCTCTTTGATAATTTACGCATAGTACGTTCTCCAGTAGCCGATGTGAAAGGCATAGAGGTCACAGACCTCC